TTCCAATATCTTGCCACCTTCCCATCTTGATACAAATACTCTCTTAACAGGGAACGTGCCACCTCTAGGCATATTCTGCATATTAGGATCAGCACCACTGAATCTACCTGTAGAGGTTCTGTGTTGCAGTAATCTAACATGAAGCTTACCATCAGGTTTAGTGTATGTCTGTATGCCTTCTACAAAGGAAGACAAGTAAGTATCTAGAGCAGACAGTCTTTGTATATCCTCTAGAAACTTGTGAGCAGTATCCATGCCTTTTGACTTCGCAGTATTCTGCAGAATAGCTAAGTTGTTTTTGTTAACACTAAATCCATGAGCACTTACCCAACTAGGATTTGGTGCAGTAAACTTGAGTCCAGCAACTCTATCAGTAGGAATAAAAAGATAACCGTGTCCACCACAGTTGGTACACTTGGTAGCATTAGCATATGGAGTGCCATCTTTCTTTATCTTTCTAATAGTTCCAACTCCCTTACAGACTGTGCATTGCTCTGCTCGTGTCTTGTACAAGATGTCCGTGTTTTGTTTTACAGCTTGTCTATACTCCTGGTCTTTCATTCCTCTAGTAAAAGGATTTGCCCACATAGCTTTGTCTTTAGGTTTTCTACTGTAGATGATTGAGGACATCTGTTCAGGACTGTTAAGATTGATAGGAGTGTCTCCCATAAGCTTTCTTACTTGTTCTTTTAGTCTTTCCTCTATGTCAGACTTCTCTTTGTTAAACTCATCTCGCACCTTGTTAAGTGCTTCTTGGTCTACTTGAAAACCCCTCTTGTATATCTTAGCAAGGCAGAAACATACACGATTAGTAAACATTACAACTTCTAGTAGTCCACTATCTTCTCTACTGTTTAGTCTTTTGAACTGTGCATCAGACAGTTGTTGTGTTGCGTGTAGGTCTGCTGATAGATACTGTGATAGTTCATCTCTTGGTATCTCATCTGTAGCATATCCCTTGGCGAAGTATTGCTTGAGAGTATCTTCTTTCTTAGTCGCTAAGTCATATCTTTCAGCACAATCTTTTAAGTGCAATGGTTCTTTGATACCTCTTTGTAGTATGTACTCTGCTAACATCGTATCAAAAACAGGTCCTTCATACTTGAAGCCACACTCCCATAACCACATCAAGTCATACGCAATGTTGTGACCTATGAGTATGGTCGCTTGGTCAAGTAACTCTTGTACACCTGCAAATGCACCAACGAACTCATTCTCGTCTGTGTCCATACTGTAAAGATATTCTTTGCCTATATCTGTTAGGCAACCTACCATAACTAATTTATTAGTAGGCTCAAAAGGATCAAGATGCATCTTATCATCTCGTTTGGTTACTGTATTCTCTACGTCAATCGTTAGTTTCATCTAACTTCTCCCTATGTTTTGTTAAATATATAACTGCTTTCTTTAAAATAGTCAAACTATCTGAGAATCCACCAAGTCCAGTATTACACTTGTGACATATCCATCCACGAAATGTATTCGTGTCATGGCAGTGATCAAGAACCCATGACTTCAATCTTATCTGTCCAAACTTACTTAGTTCTTCCAAAGTTCTATCACATATAGCACAAGAATAGTCCTGATTAGGATACTCGTTTTCTGATCTTAGTTTTTGTATTACTTGTCTATGTCCTCTTCTACAAGATCTACAAGTTCGTTTTATCTCTCCAGCTTTCATAACAGAAAACTTTGAGATGGGTTGTCTAATACCACACTTGATGCATACTACTCCGTCTTCAATAGGATCTTCAAGTTTAGGTAATTCTTTGAAGAGAGGATATTGGCTCAAGCTTGATACCTCGCAGTCTTGTAGTCCAACTCGCAGACAATCTTACCATGCCATCCAGTGACCTTGTTCTTCACAACGTTGAGATGTCTTTGTAGATCATCTTCATCTTTTCCCTCTACGGGTGGGTTCTTCGCTATCAATATCATCACGTCAGCTTCTGCAGCTTTGCCTGTACGACTGCCTTCCATCATGGCTTGGTTGAGTAATACTTTACCTTCAGCTTCTGCTGATAACTGTGACATATAGAACATGGCACACCCATGTGCTTTAGCGATCTGTCTAGCATGAACTGCGTTAGCTTTGAGTGCTTCGTCTTGTCTTGCAAAGCTACCATGAGAGACAAACTTATCTCCCATATCCAGGACTACAACATCAGGCTTATAAGTTTTACAAACACTCTCTACCCAATTCATGTCTTTGTTCATCGCATCTTTTATCTTGATATTGTTCTTTACAGGTGTGTAAAGCTCTTGTGCTCGTGCCATGTTTTCTTTTATCTGAAACATATTCATTCCAGTGGCCGCAGTCAGATACCTTGAGCCAACTCTGTAGGATGACTCCTCGTTACATAAGACTATGCATAGTGCTCCTTGTCTAGCAAAACCCTTCTCACTTGCTATGAGTGATGCGTGAAAGGAAGTCTTTCCAGTATTAGGTCTAGCACCCACTTCTATAAGATGACCACCATTCACTCCCTCTAGTTTAGATACAAGTGTAGGTATATTGAACGACCACTTTGTCTCTAAGTCATTCTTGGTAAGTAAACCTTCAAGGCTTATGTCATCCCATTCTATGTTTAGGTTTGGTGTAAAGTCATCTCCATAGTTCTCTAGTATATTTCTTAGAGGCTCTAGTGATGTCTTCGTGCCATTGACGTACTCAAAGCCTAGGTTAGCTACATCTTCTCCAACAACTTGTCTGAATAACTTAGATAGTATCTCTTGTGAGATATCCTTACCCATAGGTTGTTCTCTTTTGACAGATGCAAACAAACCACTATAAGCAGTTTTCTGTGCAGTTGTGATTGATGGGTTTTGTGCAAAGAACAATGCTTCTATCTCTTCTGGGGTGACTGTTCTATTGTAGGACTCCATAGCATTATCTATTGTTCTCTTTATCTTCTGTACGTCTTTGCTAAAAAGTCTAGTAGGACACTTTGAGCCTTTATGTTCGTCATAAAAGCCTTTGTCCATTAGGCTTCTTATTAATGATAACTCCATTATCAATCTCCTATGAGTTTATTTAGATTATTTATATCTTCTTCGTTACGATATTTCAGATCGTCTTTTAGCTTTAGAACTTTTACATTATTCTTATAGGCTCTTAACTCGTTAGCAATACTGAGTGTTTTGCCGAGTGCGTCAGGATCTAAAGCTACTATGATTGTTGAGAACTGCATGAGAAAATCTCTATGTGCATCAGATAATGTAGTGCCAAGCAAAGCTACCCCACGAACTCTGTGGCTTCCTATGACCGTAGCACTTATGCAGTCCTCAACAATTACTGCAACACTACCACTACCAAAATTGTAGGGTGTGTCACTTTTTCCATATCTCTTCCATTTAGGTTGTCTTCTGTCTGTAGCACGACCAATCGCATCTACAACTTTTTTGCCATCACGAATGAGAAATACTATTCTGTTTTCCTTCACGTCAAAGTATAGAGGTACACTTCCAGGAACAATGTTATAGTCGTATGCGAATTTTTTGACTTGAACTCGCAGACCACCATAGACGATATAACTTGGCAGTTCAAATTCGTCATAGTCTATGACGTTTTTCCCTAGCATAGCTTTCTCTATAGTCTCGGCTGAAACGTTTCCAGTCTTTGAACCTGAAACTTTACAAGATGCCTTGTAGCAGTTCCAAATTATTTTTCCCATTGCATTAGTTATTGTGAAAGTTTTATCTCCATCGCATATTGGACAGTTCATTCTCTTAGTTTGCCCTACCTCAAGGTCAGTAGAGTCTATCGTTTTCTGTAGTTTCATGTATCAGACCCCCTCGGCAGTTAAATGCTTTTACCATAGCTTTCTCTTTTTGTCAACGCACTTTCTGCAGATGCAAAAGTATTTTTCATATAAGGCTTTACGCTACTTGGATTTGCATGACCTGTGACAGACATTATTTGACCCATAGATACACCAGCCTCAACCATTTCTGTAGTTCCTGTCCGTCTTAAATCAGCTATTCGTAGCTCTTTGGGAAGCTCTGAGGCATTCATTACATCCCTAGCTACCTTTGAGAGCCTAGTAAGTGAATATGGCTTGTATGAGCCTTGAAATGGATAAGGATATGGTGCGACATATTTTTGAAAACCAAATTCTTCTCTCTGTTGTTGTAACATTTCTAACAAAGAATCACTTATTGGCAGATGAACTAATGCTCTTCTTTTAGATTGCTCTAAATTTAGTATCTGTTTGTCAAAATCTATGTTTTGAAACTCCAACATTCGCATATCGCCCACTCTTTGACACCACTCGTATGCCATTTGTACAATCAGACCTATGTTTCTCCATCTAAACTTGGAATAAGAGGTGTCAAGAAACTGTTTGACTTGTTCTTTTGTCCAAACAACCTTTCTAACTTGCGTAGTCTTTCTTTTGAAGGTGGAAAAAGGGTTAGTCTCTGCATAACCCATCTCCATAGCAAACGAATATATCTTTCTAGCCACAGAACATATAGCATTGGCTGAGAAAGTACCTCTAGATAGCCACACTTCATACCCTCGTCTAGCCATCGCACCGTTCAGTTTGGTAAGACACATTTTTGCCATCAAATTGCCATCAACCCAAGTGTCCAATAATCGTGAACAACAATATTGATAATCTACTTTAGTTTTATCTGCTAAACTATTGAAGTCGCTTGATAAATAATACTTTTCACTAAGCTCTTTTAAGTTCATGTTCTTCCATCCATTGTGGTTTATCTGTATAGTTATACCTTGCAAACCTAGATTTGTCTACAATATAAAATTTTCGGTATGCTTCTATGGGCATGAACTCATCTGTCTTGAGATGATCTAGTCCACTAAAACATTGTGGGTGTGGTGATAGTTTACCCTTTGGCATAAAATTCACACCCTTCTGTAAAGTTAAGTAATGCACAGAGCAACCATGTTGCTTTTTGAATCTATACTCGTACTCATAAAGCATATGTCCAAGCAAAGACCAAGCGAACTCATAGTTACTTTGATTCTTCATCGCCCACAAAGTACAAGGATGCTTCTGATGAACAGGTTTGTATAAGTTGTGCTTCTCGGCAAACTTTGGAGCACGATGCCACAAAGCAGTACATAGCATCTGTGTTTCTTCTAGTGGCATCTTCACTATGTGCTGATCGCACAAAGACTTTGATATTAAGTATGGTGTTTGTTCTATTATAAATCTATTCATGTGTCCACTCCTCTTGTTTACAAAACAAATCTATACCAAAGTCATAGCCTTCCTTATAGTAATGGTGTGATTGTTTCTCGTCTCTTGTGCCATGTAACATAGCATCTGTAACACCATCCTTAAACTTTTCTATGACTTCATGCTCTTTTATTTTTTTCTCTAGTTCTATTAAGTTCATTTTTCTATTGACTCCCTTTTTAAAACTATCAGTCCTAAAGCTCTATCTAATTGCTTAACTTCTTCTTTGTTACCTCTTTTTACTGAGTCTGCAATCATGTTTTGTAAGACTTCTTTGGTTATATCTAAATACAATGCATCATACCCACGTTTCGCTTTGGATAGATTGCTTGATAGCTGATCTCTTTCTACTGCCATTTACTTACTCCCTTCAATATCCCACCTATAAAATATGTGGTCATCTATTCTGGTTACATATGTTTTTGTTTCTGCCCAACTAGGATTCACATAGTGAGCATGATAGTGTGTAGCACCTTCCACAAAGTCATCTAAGTGCCCATTGTACACACCATTAGCAACGTGCATGGCAGTCTCCCATGCTTTAGTTTCTCGTGGCTTATCACTCTTACCATCGCAGTACCAACTAAATTGGCATCTGTTCTTGATAGGAAACGTAGGCTTCCATTTATAAGTTAAACCTTGTTTGACTACATCACACACATTGTTAGGGTATCGTGAATCTTTGACTCTGTTCATCACAACTTGTGCAACTGCTACTTGTCCTATGAAACTTTGATTCTTAGCTTCATGATAGACGTTAAGTGCTAGGCATACTAATGATTCCATAAGCATTATATTATTACTCCTTTAATATTTACTTTTTCTAAACGAAGTATAAGTATATCTAAACTTTCACAAGCTCCTTTGTATTCTGCACGAGAATGACTATCATTGCCCTCGTAAAAATCCTCTTTAATACTATTAACTTCATTTTTTAATTCTTCTAATGTTATCATTAAGACACCTTTATAGCTATGTAGATGCATAGTCCTATGATCAATAGTTTACCATAGTCCAGGTCGTATCTAGTACCCTCGCCATAGTTAACGTTAAAAAAATCTACTATTCTATGAAACATTATAAAATCTCCTTCAAGATATGTGTTATGACATCTACTGTCCAACCGTTACCAATCATCTTGTATCGCTGAGTCTTGGAAACACCTTCTGTGTAGTTGTCGGGTAAAGTTTGTAGTCTCTCACACTCTAGTGGTGTAAGCTTTCTATACAAGTTCTCACTAACCACCACGTTATCTTTCTGAACTGTGGTAAGACAGTTAGACTTTGTATCTGCACTCACTTCAAGTTGTCTCGTAAAAGGCAACTGAAGTTGATCATCTTTTCTAGTACCATTCTCGTCTAGCCTACGATTAACAATGCGGCCAATAGCAACTTTAGGTTCTCTGTGTCCACCTTGCATAGTCGTAAGTGTAGGTGACTTGCCTTGTGGCGAATACACTCGTTTGATTATGTCATACCCTTTGATGTCACTAGCTACACCAACTTGTATAGGCTTCTTGCTTTTGACAAACGTAGGTATCTGACCTTTCCACATAGACGCAGTAAGACAATGTGCTTTGTCATCATCAACAGACTTGACAAGATCTCCTCGCACTCTGCCACACCACTTGCCTTTGAGATAGTTTGGTGGCTCGTCAAATGGTAAGTCTTCTAGTATATCAGACAACACAATACCTTTGTCTTGTGGTTGCGTAACATTAGGTATGTTAGTCCAATATAATCTGTTACGATTCTGTGCTGATACAAGAGCAGAGTTGATTAGTATAGGCTCAACACCTAGATACTTTGTGATCACATCTTGTGACTCTTTTTTCATACGCACATTCTCCAACAAGAAATACTTAGGCTTAACCTTTTCTAATATATCTACAAAGTCAAAGAATAACTTGCTACGTGGATCATCAAAGTTAAGTTGATGTCCTGCAAAACTAAACCCTTGACAAGGCGATCCACCCATAAGCAAGTCAATACTACCCTCAGTAGGCACTTTGATCTTAGTTACATCTCCCCATTGAAACGTATTAGGAAAGTTCTTTTGTGTGATCTGTATAGCATACTTGTCAATCTCACAAGCAAAGTAGTTGTCAACGTTGATGTTGGCACGTTCTAAGGCTAACTGCCCACAACTCATGCCATCAAATAAACTTAGTACATTCATGTTACACTCCTATGTAGCACGAGAGGAATAGCATAACTATTCCACTCACAATTAATATTACTAATGTATCTCTATCGTTAGGAAACATTACTGATACTCCTTATTTGCATTCCATTACTTGGAACTTTATTTTATCATGATCAATCCATCTCTTACCTAAGAACTTAACTCGTGATTTAAGATTGATCAAAGCCAAGTGATTGACATCTACGGATTTATGATTCTCGTCATCTGTGCCTAGCACGACTGCGTTGCCATGCACGATACAGTTATCAATAACAAAGTCATATGAATAATCTCCAAACAATGCTTCTTCGTTTGTCCATAGATCGTTACCATTTACAGAGTATGGGTATCTCTCTAGCATACGAGCACCTATGAGTTCTTTCTTATGATCCCAATTCTTGATGTCAGTTTCTACTATAAGTTCGTCTTTTGCGTTTATGAAATAAGCTTTCATTACACTCTCCTTGTTTTGATTATCTGTTTATACTACTACAGTTATTGGTAGTGTCAATCCCCTTGAGAGTTCTCATGCTACATTGAAAACAATATAGCAATGCTCCAAAGATATACATCCTGGTTTTTTTAAACTCTTTTTTACAACTATCACAAGTGTGTTTATTATCCATTAAAACTCTCCTTGTTTAACTGTTGCCATTCACTTATTGGCATTTTGAATCTAGCAAGATGGGTGCGTGTACTCTTATCAGTAGAAACTAAATCCCCTTGTGTAACACGTACCCACTTGCGACCTACAACTGCGTAGACTAGGTAGCCACCACATATGGGAAACTTGGCATGATAGAAATCTGCTTTGAATCTTCTAGCAGTTCTCCAAGTTATCCCTTGTGGTTTTTCTAGTGAAGCTATTCTCATAGCTTGTACACATAGACACGTAAGCACTTAGACTTGCTGATAGGCTGACCATAGGAATGCTTTCTCCAATCCTCGCCATCAATCAGATATTGTCCTTTGACACGTATCTTGTAGCTCTCTTTGTTGAGATGCTTTTTCATCTGATCTACGAATGCCCAACCACTTTCATCGTTAGGTATATCTTTGAACATCATTCTGTCTCCCTTGTAAGATACCTCTTGAAAGAATCTATCTTTCCAAGCAGCTTCAGACTTTACTAGCTTTTCAATTATTTCATCTTTCTCCTCAAGCATCTCTTCAAGCTTTGCTATCTTGCCATGCAGATCGTGATACTGCTCGGTAGGACTGTTCTCCATTAGTGTCCTCTGACACTTAGCGAATGCTCGTATGAGATACGTCAAGTCCATCTCGCCTACGTTGATAGGCTCTTTTTTAGATGACGAGTAATGGTATATCTCCAAGTTCTCCATGTCGCTT